GTCAGATTCCTTTAACCACTCGGAAATCCTCCCACTATGGGTCTGGTCGGGCTCGAACCGACGACTTACAGGTTAAAAGCCCGCTACTCTACCAACTGAGTTACAGACCCATATAATGTGGTAAATATTCAGTTTTCAATGTTCGGGGTGTGGTCTCTCAACCACTTGTATAGAATACCACCATTTGAACTCTGAGGGGAGGTTGGTGGGCACTTAGGAAACTGTCACAAGCAACAAAAAAGGGGAGGAAACTTTTGGTTTCTCTCCCCTTCTTATTTGCTTTTATGGATTAAACATCTTACATATGTCTATCCATATCCACAAACAGGGGAGCACCCTCAATATGCCAATAGCGGCAATCAAGGTTACTAATCTGTTTGGTGGGCATTGGATAAGACATTGTTTTCGACCTAAGTGTTTTATTTATAAGACTTTTTTCTCAAAAAGTCAAGTGGAGAATAGGAGACTCGAACTCCTGACACCCGCCTTGCAAAGGCGATGCTCTACCAACTGAGCTAATTCCCCTGGCGTCTCGGACAGGACTCGAACCTGTGACCAACTGCTTAGAAGGCAGATGCTCTATCCAACTGAGCTACCGAGACATAAAACAATCATATCAGTTAAAGATTTGATTGTCAAGTGCTCCTTGCGTGGATCGAACACGCCTCAGGCGAATTATGAGTTCGCTGCATTCACCAGATTGCTAAAGGAGCGATGAGGTTTCTTGATTACCTAGTAATCATACCCCAAAAACATTGGGTTGTCTAGGGACCAGGTCCAGTTTTAAGAGTGTCCCCAGATTTGAATAGTATATCTCATTTCTGGACTTAATGGTGAAAGTGGAGTGACCATATGTAAAGTTTCATCATTATTTAACACCATAGTACCAAACTCGGGAACAACCACTTTCCAATTATTATGATCGGTCATATATTCTTCTTCAGATTCTTCCCAATCAATTTTTTTATTATAATACAGGAAAATTCCTCCCCAGTCAACATCCCAATACTCATTGAGATAAATTGTAGCAGCAAAACTGTATCCTGGATCTGTATGCTTTGAAATGCCAGAATAAGGTTGCCAGATATAAAACATTGTTGAAATATTAGAAGCAGTTGGTGGTAAATAACTACCAACTTGTTTCAAAATCATATCTTTTGTTTCATCACTAGTTGATGTTACAATACAAGAACCAGATATTGATTCCCTAATACCTTCAGACCAAAAAAGAGTGCTAGATTGCCATATTGAAGTTTTCTGCAATTCTTTAATTTGCCTTAAAAGATAAAAAGAAAAATCTTCTGGAAGAGCATTTTTAATAACTTTCATTATCAAATAACATCGATTTCTTGATCTCCAAATCCTTTATCTTCCATTGAAAGATATTCAAGTTCTCCATCACCTTCCTTAACAGCAATCCATTCGGAAAACTCTTCAGCAATCGCAACTGCATTAAGATACGATTCCATACAATCAACATCAGTAAGATGATCAATTCTATCAATACACCAATCTCGAACTTGTACGACTGGTTCAATCTGAGTTTCCATAATAATCTTTTCGGAAGTATCTGCTGAGGATGTTGCTATTGTAGTATGCGGGTTCTCCGTTGTCAAGGGATTCGATGAGGACATTGTTGACGAAGAGTCTTCGAGTCTCTTCGAAGTTTGTTTTGCCCTTTGTTTTATGTAATGATAGGATAGTTCGACTAAAATTTTGTCTGCCAATTTTGTCAATATCCTCTTTAAGTTCCGGGCAAGACCCATAGTAATCCTTCCAATTTGATTCTGATTTTACTTTGCGTTTTTTACCTTTTGGGGTTCTAAACTGCCAAAAATATTTTCTACCAATGTATTTTCGTTGGTTTGACTTATTGGCAATGAGATAAACAAACCCAAAGTAGTCACCAATATCAGCACTGGTAAAAGGAACTCCATTATAGAGCCAAGGATTTTCATAGTCAATACCTATACTCATCAATTATATCCAAGACTTCATCTAGGTATTTATGGGCAAGTTGCTTGGCGTCCAAACCTGGTTGGTCCTTATACAATCTATCTTTTAATTTTAGCACACGAACTTTCAGTTCGTCTTTAGTGAGTTGATTTTTTGGCACAATAAAAAAGAGGAGAATTACCTCCTCTATCTATGAGTATTATTCAATTGAACCTAACCATTCTTCACAATAGTTGTAATCACCAAACATATATTCATCACACTCTGCTGCTTGTCTGTATGCGTTCAGAATTTCCTCTTCACACCATTCATCATAATTGGAATCCTGAGAAAGTATCTTTGGTAACATCTTGTTTAATTCCTCCAACGATGTAACTTTCTACCTCTGTTTCTTGTGGAGCAACTTGAAGTCCTTTAGATGAAATCCAATTCTGTGTCCAAGGAAGTGGATTATTTGCTGCCGAGATATCATAAATTGGTTTAAGACCAATTGATTTCATACGGCGATTCGCAATCCATTCAACATACTGTTGAAGCAATTTATCATTCAAACCAATCATAGATCCATCTTTGAAGAGATAGTCTGCCCACTTCTTCTCTTCATTTACTGCACGGTCAAACATAGCATAGACCCACTCTTCCTCTTCCTTAGCAATCTGCTTCATCTCAGGATCGTCACCTTCCTTCCACTTATTCAGAATGTTCTGAGTGATGGCAAGGTGTTGATTCTCATCACGAGCAATCAAAGAAATAATCTTGGCAGATCCTTCCATAAGCTTAAGTTCACCAAAAGCAAAACTACAAGCAAAAGAAACATAGAAGCGAATACCCTCAAGAATATTCACGTTTGCTACAGCACGATAAAGTTTTCTCTTTACCTCCTTAAGCGACTCCTGAGCATACGAAACACCCTCAAGACGATGCTTCCATTGGTCAGAAACACCATAAAAATGTGCGGAGTTAATGAAGTCATTATAAGACTCTGTAACGCTCTCAGCACGCTCTAGAATGCGCTGATCGCCAATGATAGTATCAAATACCACTGAAGGGTCAGAATAAACATTCTTAATGATGTAGGTATAAGAGCGTGAGTGAATCATCTCCATAAAACCCCACACTTCCATACACGCTTCCAATTCAGGAAGAGAGCAATAAGGAATAAATGCCATACCAGGACCACGACCCTGAACAGAATCAAGCATAATCTGATACTTCAGGTTAGAAGTATAGATATGCTTCTGCTCAGGGCGAAGAGTTTGATAATCTCCACGATCTTTCTGAAGGGAGACCTCCTCAGGTCTCCAGAAGTATCCTAATTGTTGGGTAGTGAGTTTGTCGAAAACTGGATATTTGTAAGAGTCATATCTCTGAACTCCCAAAGGTTGACCAAAAAACATAGGTTGTTTTTTTGTATTCACTTTCTCAGTATTAAAAACCGTAATTCCGTTCATTTCATTCTTATCTTTGGTTGTTAGAAAATCGTATTGCATATGTCTCCTGAATTAAATCTTACAGCTTTCACAATCGTCTTCTTCAGACTCCATAATATCATTTAGTAAATTTTTCAGTTCCGATTTTTCATCAATCACTTCATCATTTTTTCTATCATAAGTGTTTTGATAGTAACTTGTTTTCCAACCATACTTAAATGTAGTAAGGAAATCCTGTGCCATCACAGAAACAGGAACTTCATTATCTGGATAGTTCTCTGGATTATAAGACCAGTTTCCACTGATTGCTTGGTCAAAATACTTTTGCATCATAGCAACAATATTAATATAACCACGATTAGACTCCATATCCCACAGAAGCGTATAGTTGTTCTTAAGAGTATGATACTGCGGAACAATCTGTTTGAGAACCCCTTTTTTGGATTTCTTAATGGACAAGTAATCTCTAGGTGGTTCGATTCCATTGGTTGCGTTTGACACAACGGAACTGCTCTCCGATGGCATCTGTGCGGACAATGTTGAGTGCCTGAGACCGTGCTCCAAGATAGATGCCCTAAGACTTTCCCAATCATGCTGCAACTCTAAGTTTGAAATTTCATCTACATCCTTTTTGTATGTGTCAATAGGAAGAATCCCATCAGCATACTTAGTACGACCAAAATCACTACACCATCCCTTTTCTTTAGCAATCTGATTGGATGCCTTGAGGAGGTAATACTGGAAAGATTCCGATAAACCATTCACAGCATCCCAAGCCTCCTGTGAATCGTATTTAAATCCAAGTTTTGCCAAATAGTGGGCAAGACCAATAAAACCTACTCCAAGCGATCTACGCGCCTTTGTAGCGCGTTCT